GAGGCATGGCGTTTAATGTTACCGTCGGCGGCATCTCTGCGGGTGGCGACGTGTCGCTTATCACTGGCGGTGGCAACGGCACGACTATCGACACGGATCAACCGGAACTGTTGGTGCAAACGCCGACCGGTCACTACCATGTTCCGCTGTTGTTCTCGTGTGCGACGCAGCAGGACGCTGACGCCGATACCGAGGAAGGCAACATCATCCTTTTTGCGGACCTGACGCACACGATGCTTGCAAGTGCCACGGCAACGGCGGAAACGCCGCAAAACCTCCTGGACGGTGCAGGTCGAAGCGTATCGGATGCGTGGTCTGCAATCACGGCAGACGTGACCGATCCGACGTGCGATGTACTGCTCGGTTATGCAACGCAGCAGGTTGCACAGGTGACGGCCGCGAGTTGTGCCGTGCATCGGCTGCGACTGGACTATAACCCAGAGTTTCCGATGTTCTTCAAGGGTCCGTGTGCGGTTGTGGCCGCATGGGGCGGCACGTCGGCCGCAACTGGTGCGGCTACATATTGCTGGGCTGAAGTGCCAATTGCACAGGCTGAATAGTTATGAGATTTGATCTATCCGTTGGCCCAACAGTTGAACCGCTGACCATTGCGGACGTCGAGTCCCATTGTCAGATGGGGACGATTATCGACGATCAGAAATTAGCCGTCAACGGTATGATCGTAGCTGCGCGCAAATGGGTAGAGAATCGCATCTGGCGACAATGCTGCACGGCAACATGGAAAGCCTACCTTGACGGCTTTCCTGCCGAAATACAAATCCGCGACAAGCTGCCGGTTCAATCGGTAAGCTCGATTCAGTATACGGACGAGAACGGCGACACACAAACGCTAAGCTCGGCTAATTACCAGGTCGATTGCGTAAGCGAAGACAGCCCGGCGCGAATAATGCCGGCCTATGGTTGCTCGTGGCCAACAACTCGCGGCAGCACGTATAACACGGTGACGATTACGTTTGTTGCCGGCTATGGCGGCCGCGAGGACGTTCCGCAACCGATAAAGAACGCCATGCTGTTATTGTTGGCCGACTGGCACGAGAACCGCGAGAACTCGTTTATCGGTAGCGGGGCGACGTTGCAGCAGATTCCGTATGGTGTTGAGGCGTGTTTATCCCCGTGCGACTGGGGTGCTTACGCATGAGATCAGGCGACTTGAGACACCGGGCTACGCTTCAGCAGGACTCGTCAAATGATGATGATCCTGAATGCGATTTCACCGGTGACGCGTTGGTAACCAATTACGCTTGCTCGATTGTGTGTACGACTGGGCAGGAAACTTGGAGAGGTCGGAAGTTGGAGAGTCGTGTAGACTATGTTGTCGTTGGCCGCGTTGTCGATGGTGTGACGCCAGATATGCGACTGTCGATAACTGGCGGGTTGTATAACGGAAAGACGTTAAATATCGACACGGTAAAAACGGTGCAGATGCGAGGAAAGCCATCGCTTGAAATGTACTGCACGGAATTGGTGAACTGATGGGCGTCCAACTAATGCTAGACAATGCGAGCTTCGCGAAGCTAGATCAACAACTTGCGAAATTGGGTGCGATTGATCGCGGACAAGCGTTAGTGCAAGCCGCTGCGGCAGGTGGTGATGTCGTCGCTAAGCGGGCAAGCGAACTGGCACCGCAACCAGGTATGCCGGATTATACTGGCGGACGCGGTGACGAGCGATTGGCGGATAACATTTTGGTAAAAGCCAAACATGCCGACCGGGTGCCAGGGGCTATTGCGGTTATAGGTGCAGATTACAAAAAGACACCGCATGAACACCTGGTTGAAGAGGGCCATAGAATGGTCACGCATGCTGGCAAGCAAGTTGGCACCGTTGAGGGTAAGCATTTTCTGGCTAAGGCAGTTGAGCAACGACAAGTTGAAATGAAACAAGCGATCAACAGCAGCCTAGACCACGGCATTGCACGTGCAGTGAGGTCATAGCTATGGGCATGTTTGACGCCAAAACTGGAGGGCTTGTAACGCTATGGAAGACATTCAGCGGTGTGACGGATTTAGTTGGCGAATCCACCTCGGCGAGGATATATCCGGGAGTGGCCAAGCAAACGGCGAGCTTACCTTACCTCCTGTTTACCGTATCGGGCGGCGACAGCTTTCCGGTGCTTGGTGCCGCGACGAAGATCCATCGCGTGGCGTTGCAGGTGTTTTCGTGCGGAGCGACGCGAGCGGCTGCGGACGCATTGGACGCTGCTTTGCGCACAGCGTTTGACAACTATCGCGGAGCGGCTGGCTCGAATTATATAAACCAATGCGTTGCGTCGCCGCCGGATCACGGCTACGACAAACCGGAAGACGGGAGTTCAGCACTAAGGTATTGGGCTCGGACAGTTTACGATATTCACTTTGCAGTGTAAGGAATAACAGATGGCTAATTCAGCAACACTCACTATTGGCTACGACGGCGGAAGTCGGGCTATAAACAAGACGATCACAGAGAGCGGGTCAGCACGAGTTGACGTTGAAGAAACAGTTGCCGATTCCGAAACTGATTATCAGATAATCGTTCCGGCAATTGATGTATCGGCCTTGAAGCTGATCTACATTCTCAGCGATCAGGACGTAACGGTTGAAACAAACAGCGGAACGGCCGCAGATGACACGCTGGCACTGAAGGCTGATGAGCCTTATGTTTGGCACGTCAGCGATTTGAATACAAAGCTGCTGACGACCGATATTGGCGTTAACGGAATCTACGTCACAAACGCCAGCGGGTCAAGTGCAACGATCAATCTACTGTTTATTATCGACGCAACTCCGTAGTCTCTAATTCGAAACCAATAATCTTAGGAGGATATACAAATGGCATTTGTTCCTGACACACAACAAGGTGCGACCGTTGCTTTCAGCGGTCTATCTATGGACATCGCGGCGACTGAGATCCCGGCAGTCGATCAAAAGATTCCGATGATCGATGCTACGGTTCTCGGCACGACAGGCCAAAGGATTTATGTCGTGGGAGATTTGTCGGATACGGATGAGTTTACGGTTGTCTTTCAAAACGACGGGACGAGCAACAAGCCAACGCTCGGCACGACGTATACCGTGACGCTTACCGCTCCGATGGCATCTGGCGATTCGAGTGCGGAATACTGGGCCGGCACTTGCGTAGTTACTGGCATTGCGTCCCCGCAGTTTTCGACCGGGGCAAATGCGTTGCAAACCGTATCTGTAACGTGCAAGCCGGACGGCGGATTTAATGGCGGAACGGCCTGGTCGAGAACGGTTGCATCTTAACATTAAAGGGGGAATCATGGTTACGTTAGACGTTGAAATTAGACCGTCTATTGGTGTTGCGGAAACGCCGGCTGGAAATGTCAAAGTCGAACATAATCAATGGGAAGTCTGGGCAGGCAACCCGGCGATTAAAAAAAACTACGGCAAGTCTCCGGTCATGGTCGGGTTCGCCGGCAAGGAAACCGGAACCGTTGAGTTTTGCGGGCATGTTCGCAATTGGGGAGCAGCACATTTGCAAAAAATCTGCGACGAAGTTGCGAGGCTGACCAATACCGAAGAACGCCAGCCGCTTGTGCCTATGGCACCAGTGCTGACAAAACCGGTTGAAGAAATACCGGACGAACCGGCAGGCGTCATCGAGCTTGAGGATGCAAGCGAATCGGTAGAGTATGACGACGACGAAGCGGAGTAATCGTAATACGGGGGATTACATAATTGCGTCGCTTGGTGATGGTTGTGGGTGCCCCCACCACGCAACGGCCTCGCCAGGCGGCGTTTTTTAGTGGGGAATGAATTATGGCATTACTGACAAAACAACAACTTGTAGACCAAACGCCGCAGCGAAGTTTCAGAGAAGTTGAGCTTCCGTCAAACTGTCCGCAGGCATCTTCCGAGCCGGTGACCGTGCGATTGCGTTCGATGTTTTGGGAAGAGCATCGGCGGTTGCTTGAAAGTTTGACGGACCAGCGAACCGGTAAGCAAAACGAATGGAGAACAGATCATTTTGGCGAGCTGGTGGCCGCGTTTTGCTGGGTGGACGAGGGCGGCAAGCGGATTTTGGAAGACGACGACCTGAATACGGATTGGTGGCGAAAGCAAGACGCCCGATTTGTTCGACGGCTATTGCAGGCCGCACAAGAGCTGACCGGCATTGGTGAGATGTCAACGGAGCAAGCGGTAAAAAACTCCGCGGAAATCGACGGCTCCGACAACTCTACCGAGCAGCAGCCCGGAGAGGTTTCGCCGCCCCCGGAGATTTCCTCGACTCTGTAAACGGCGACTGGTCGGAGATTGCTAATTGTGTTGCGTGTGACGAACTGGACGGATACGGTGAGGAGCCGAGGCT